GGATAGCAACCGCTAAAAATTGGATGGCTGATGATATGGCAAATAATAAATTTATAGATATAAACTTTAACCCAAATGCAAAACGAATTAATCAAGATAGAAAACTCACTTACGCAGAACAACAAGCCGCAATTAGAAATAGCTACTAAATTAACCGATAAATACGAGGTTAAAATATACGAGGCAATCAATTCAATGAGTATTAGTAAATGCTCAAAAATAGAAGTAAAAGAGGTACTTAAAACTTGTTTACAATTAAGCGGAACACAATCCCCAGCAATGGAAGATTTTGACTTTATTGTAGATTTTGTACTTGATAACTACGGAATATTTAAACTAAAGGAATTAAAAACCGCCTTTGAAATGTTAGCAGCAGATAAATTATTAGTTGAAAAACACATCATTTTTAACCCTAAATTAATCGGTGAAGTAATGTCTGCCTACAAAAAGATTGCAGTACAGGTAAGACAAAAGACACAAATAAACGAAATAAACGAAACACCAATGCAGATAAATGAAGAGCAAGTTATAAAGGATGAAAAAGAATGGTGGAACAAATCCGAGCAAAAGAATTGGCGGTTTTTAAACCATCAAGTATTTGATTATATGTGGAAACGAGGTCAAATTAAAATATCAAAGGAACAAGGCGAAATGATTAAAGCTAAAGTAAGGGCAGTATTTTTAGCACAATCAAAGAAACCTAATGATATGCTAATTGATGATGAAACAATGAGGCAACAGTGTAAAAAGTATTCTTTAATGATGCACTTTAACAACCAATTATAATGGAAACATTCATACCAGCAGAAGATGTATTAGTAAGAATAAAATACCATCCTGACATCACACCACAAGAAAAGGCAAAGTTCCAAGAACAAATAAAAGGTCTTTATATGACCGATAAAAGAAAGGAGCAGACATTTAAAAAAGTTATAACAAATCAAAAAAGAAATGAAAGAACTATTAAAACTAACGATTGAGTTCACAAGGATATTTATAGGATTTATACTAGCCATTACCATATTGGTAACATTTGACCTATACTATGAAATAAAACGAATACTAAAATGAAATATTCATCTAGCTTTACCCACGACCTAAACTTTGGCGAGAAAGCCGAAGATTTAATAAATTATATGTTTTCCGATGGTAAACATATTGAAGTAAAAAACGATAGGTTAATTCATAAAACAGGAAACTTATTCTTTGAATACGAATCAAGAGGTAAGCCCAGCGGATTAGCAACCACCACCGCTGAATATTGGATTTATAGAATAGATGAACTTGACATATCTTTTATATTCCCAACAAAAGCACTAAAACAAGTTTGTAGGGTTTACTATAAAGAAAACTTATTCCTTAAAAACGGAGGGGATAACAACAGTTCTAAAGGATTTTTAATTCCATTAACAAGATTACTAAACGACATAGCAAATGAACGGAGCAGAGAATTCACAACCAGTGAGAATGATATACCTAGACAACAAACAAGAAACAATATTTAAATCAGTATCCTACGCCCATAGAGTAACAGGAATAAACGAGTATCAAATAAAACAATGTTTAAACCCTGTAAACAAGAAACGATTTACCCATAATGACCGAATAGTTGTTTTTCGCACTATAAAACCCTAATTTTGCATTATGGCTTTAACACCACTTCCTAAATTACTAGAGAAAACGCAAAAGATTGTCAATTCTTATATCCGTAAAAGGGATGAAGGATTGCCTTGTATCAGTTGCGGAAGTAACAACGGAAATCAAGCTGGACATTATTTTGCCGTGAAAGGACATTCTGCTTTAAGATTTAACGAATGGAATATACACCTTCAATGTGCTGGATGCAATATGTACAAGCACGGGAATCAAGCAATGTATCGTATTGGATTAGTTGAAAAGATAGGAGAAAAGGCAGTAAATGGACTTGAAACTATTGCAACTAAAGTAAAAGTTTATAAATGGTCAAGGACTGAATTAAACGAACTAATTGAAAAATATAAGTAATGGCTAAACTAAACCCATCAGGCAAAGTCCAATTTGGCACTCGTAAAAAAGGTAGAGCAAAGAAATCTTACAATAAACATACACCAAAACCAAAACCTTCAAGAGGACAAGGATAATGAAAAATACATTTTGTAAAAGAGAATACAAGTGCAAATGTGGAATAACCACCGATTATGTATGGGAATCACAATTGCCAAAACACGAAGTAAAATGTGTACAATGTGCGAAGTCGTTAGGATTTAAAGACCTAAATAAAAAAGAAGTGCCACAAACTGCATCAATAAGAACACCAACAAAAAACCGATAATGTTAATACCAGCAATCATATCAGTCATAATAGCCTTACCATTATCAATTTTATGGGTGTATTTACTTGATAAAAACAAAAAAGACGATGACGTATAATTTTATACTTGGGTCAGTATTTTTAATAATGTTATTATTTTCAATTATAGCACTTTATAAAATATTAAAGCAAATAGACAAAAAATGAACATCAACGAAATCAAACCAAACCCAAACAATCCTAGAATCATTAATGTAGATGACTTTGCAAAGTTGGTTAAATCTATTCAAGATGACCCAAAGTTACTTGAAGCAAAGCCATTAATAATAGATGAATACAATCAAATTATAGGAGGCAATCAAAGATATCGTGCTTGTATAGAATTAGGCATCCAAGATATACCTGTTATAAAAATGCAAAACTTAACTGAACGAGAAAAACAAAAATTGCTTATAATTGATAACACACACTATGGAATGTGGGATATGGATATTTTAGCAAACGATGATTGGTCAGTTGCAGATTTAGGCGAATGGGGAGTTAATATAGACTTCCTTATACCTACCATTGATGAACCAAAACATATAGACAATACTAAAGGAGAAAAGAAATGCCCAAATTGTGGTGTAACTTTGTAAAATAGTGAAACAATAGTGAGATTATGGCTAATGAACAAAATTTAACCCCATTTAAGAAAGGGGAAGTTGCAAACCCAAATGGTCGCCCAAAAGGAGTACCTAATTCAAGAACTCGTTTACTGCGTTTACTTGAACTTGTTACCAAAGTGCGTAACCCTGTTACAGGCGAAGATGAGGAATTTACAATAGCTGAACAGTTAGATATGAAGATAATTGCAAAGGCAATGAAATCCGATTTAAGGGCTTATCAGGAAATACTTGATAGATTAGAAGGTAGAGCAAAACAAACAACCGACATTAACGCAAACATTCAAGGTAGCGTTCAAATAGTAATACAAGAAGATGACCGATGCAAACCAATTGAAGATTAATGCAACACCTGTATTCTTTGCCAACAAAAGAGCATACGAAGGCAGTTATCCTGTCATTTGCAATGAAGGTGGCACAAGGAGTTCAAAGTCTTATTCCATTGTTCAGTTACTAATTGAGATAGCCTACAACAATCCCAAGACTAGGATTTCAATAGTTTCACATTCCCTTCCCCATATCAAGCGTGGAGTTTATAGAGATTTTAAATCCATAATGGAGAATTGGGGTTTATGGTCAGACAATGACTTTAGCTTTTCCGATTTTATATACACTTACCCTAATGGGTCTTACATTGAACTGTTCGGATTAGAAGATGAAAGTAAGGCAAGAGGACCAGCAAGGGATGTTCTATTCATCAATGAAGCCAACTTAATTAAGCGTACACTTTACGACCAATTACTAATGCGTACAACAGGTAAGGTTTTCCTAGACTGGAATCCTGCTGACTTTGTTAATTGGGTTTACGAAATAGCCGACAACCCTGAAAACAAACGCATCCATTCTACATACCTAAACAATATCCCAAACCTATCGGATTCACAAATAAAAAACATTGAGCAGTATAAAAACCTACCCGATGACTTTATGTGGAAAGTTTACGGATTAGGGCAAAGAGGTGCAGCAAAAGAATTAATATACACCCAATGGAAACTATACGACACCGCACCCGAAGGCGATGTATTCTATGGGCTTGACTTTGGTTATGTGCATCCAGCTGCACTTATAAAGGTTACACATCACGAAGGCGAAAACTACTTTGAGGAAATCATTTATCAAAGCGGACTAACACTATCCGACCTTACAAGATTGATAAAAGAGAAAGTTCCTGAAAGAGCAACTATTTATGCAGATGCAGCCGAACCCAAATCAATAGAGGAACTTTACCGACAAGGATTTAATATTAAACCTGCTCAAAAGGATGTATGGGCAGGAATAGTTAAAATGAAATCTTATCCAATTAACATACAATATCATAGCCAAAACCTACGCAGGGAGTTTATGTCTTACAAATGGAAAAAGGATAAAAACGATAATGTAATTGAAGAGCCAGTCAAAGCAAATGATGACGCATTAGATGCTTCACGATACGCAGTATTCACTCACTTGACCAAACTAAAATTTGAAGTAAGTGTATTTTAGTATAATTTCTTTAACTTTGTTTAAATTCTAATAATAT